TAAATATAATCGCAATAAATCCCATAAATTGGCCAACTTATTATTTTTTCCATAAATTTCTTTCATAATACGTCCATATTAATACATTTATATTCAAAATTACGCGTGAAAATTGAAGTTAAAAAATTGAAGTTTTTTTAAAAAGTTGACGTTAAAAAAATTGAAGTTGAAATCCCACACATACATATATTCAAGTATTCATAGCTCAGTTGGTTAGAGCATCGGTCTTATGAGCCGAAGGTCCTGGGTTCAAGTCCCAGTGAGTACACCAATGGGATATAAAATAGTTCGCCTCCGCGTGGTGTATCCTGGATTAGCCGAAAACTAAATGAACTAATATTCGACATTGTATCTGTCGTAAACTGTTATACCATATTCGACATAATAACTGTCGTAAACTGTTATAGGACAGACGCAGTCCGAACGAATATTATTATAAGAATAATTGTTCGATCATAGTTATATGATTTAAATACGCATTGTTAAATGTAGAAAGGGGCGCCTTTCACACAGCACGGATTCCCGAGTGGTCAAAGGGGACAGACTCAAGTTCTGTTGCATTCGCTTCGTGGGTTCGAATCCCACTTCGTGCACCAAAGTAGTCATAGCTCAGTTGGTTAGAGCATCGGTCTTATGAGCCGAAGGTCGTGGGTTCAAGTCCCTCTGATTACACCAATGGGATATAAAATAGTTCGCCTCCTCGTGGTGTATCCTGGATATAAAAAACAAAATGAACTATTCCCTTTTAGCACAGCAAGATGCTAATTGTCGTCGGTTAATATTAAATACCTTTATTTGGGGTCCCTAAACATTACAGGGTGAGAGAAATGTGCGCTCCCTACATGGCGCAAACTAAATGAACTTGACTTTCCCTCTTGGAATTTTGGTGGTAAAGTAGGTCTTCGGTGCGTATTCCAGTTAAGGTAAAACTGGTTAATACATTGAAGAAAATTATAGATATATGAACTATGTGTTTGAATTGCTTCGTTCATTCGGGGAAATAAAAAAACCACAGTAAACCATGTCTATGTTAATGCTATGATTTAGAGGTTATGTCTTCTCCTCTATTTGAGTTAATAGGATAATTTTAGTATTGTTTGGTAAAACGACTTTAATTAGTGTGACTTCGTTAGGAAGTTGGTAAACCAGAAGATAAAGGGGACGCCCTTTTTTTATCAGATTTTAAAAAAACCCTGATAAAAAAAAATTGAAGTTTTTCCACATTTTTATAGATTATTATAAAAGTAATCTCACTAGAAAATCAAATACAATGTGTAAGACCAACGCGGATTCTTACGAACACTTCATTATGGCCGAGTTCCTATTGAAGGAAGAATGTGAACCTTGTTGGACGGGACTTCCCAAGACAATCAAACGCGCATTATGTACCGCCATCAGTGTTCCTTATAACAAGGTACACGACCCTTCATTTTACAACAAATTACATCAGGAATGGACACGCAACAAGAAAAATAGAGAGATGACACGAACCACAAGTCAATGTATCCGTGTCGAATGTGCCATATGTATCGATTCTTACAATCTCGATGGCAATGATAAGATCACCACATTGTTATGCGGACATCATTTCTGTTCCCAGTGTATATTCAAGCACATCCAGACACGAGGATTCCAAGCATCGTGTCCCATGTGTAGATCCAATGTTTTCCAGGAGCATAACACTAGATCACACGACAGTCAGGACTTCGCAACCGACAGTGAACGATTCGAACAGATGATCGTAGACAACAAAAGAACCAGACGACGACAAGAGAGACGGATAAAGCGCGAACGACGACGCGTAAATAACAATATTGATGCTTAAATAATGATGGTCATTATACTAAAATACATATTTACATACATTGGACGTCCATTTTCATTAAATGTTTTTTTTTATTTTATCCCTTCCTCTTTTACTTCTTCTCCCTCTTTTATTTTTTCTAATGGTTCTCCTTTTTTTACCTCCAAATACTAAACCATCTTCTTCCATTTCTGCATAGGTCATTGGGTCAATAAATGACGCCTTATTAAACGCAGGCATATCCACATATGTTGTTTTTCTCTCTCTTAATAGTTGTTGACGTTCTTTTGGGCTAATTTCCAAACCATTAACTGCAAAATAGCTATTAGGTCCTTCTCTTTCTACATCTGTGTATAATCCAAGGGCTTTATTTTTCTCTGCCATTTCCATATTCTTTTCCATTTTCTTTCTGCCATGACTTATTTGTTCTGCTCTATGTTTATTTTGTATTGAATCCCCACCTCGTTTTCTACGAGTATTACTTCTCTTTCTTCTTCCAGTAAGCGTTTTTTTATGTATAGACCGTTTAGAATATGACATATATACATATACAATATATTATAAGTCTGGAATCGTATTCTTTCTACATAAACAACAAAGATGTCCTTGTTGTTTATTTTGCCTAATATTCTTAATGAAACAATTCATACACAATTTATGTCCACATACTGGAACTAGGTAATTATTTACACCCATATCATTCATACAAATTGGACAATCATTGTCTCTATATTCCACAATTTCACTCTCAACTACATTTTTAATTTGTAATTCAATCTTGTCGATCTTATCATTTATTACACGAAAGTCAAATGCGGGAGTAACGTACGAAGTATCTGGATCAATTGTTTTTATTTCTTGTAATTTTGGCATATGAATAATAGAATGATTGGTTCTAAACCGATCTGGATAAATACCATTATCAATATAGTCCTTTATTTCTTGTTCTGCCTTCAATCTATTAATAAGTTCATCAATATCTTCCATTTAAATATAGTGGTTAAGATGTATGTTATAATTATTACTAATAAAAAGTAGTTCAATTTTGTTAAAAATAAAATTGAATTAATTTATCAAATAACAATAAGATATAAAAAGATACAAAACATAAAAATGTCAATCGTGCGAATAGCATCAAGAAAAAATGGAATTCTAATAAATACAAAAAACCAAAATACAAAAAAATATGGTAATAGTGATATGCATTGTTATGATAAATCTTGTGTATTAAATTCAATGAATCAATGTTATATATGTAAGGAATATATGTGTTTACCACATTCAATATATATAAGCAAAAACCCTGACGGTCCAATAATTTGTAGATCGTGTATGTGTAATCCAGAACATAACGAATTGATAGGATCTTATATAATACACTTTGGTTCACGAACAACACTGTACCAAAGATGTATGAAAAAAATTGTAGAATGTATGAGTCTTTTATGGAGAAGAAAAAACACAGGTATTACACAAAAATAATATGTGTTCTAGTAACGGTATTATCAGTATTAATTCTAATGGTTGTAGGTTTATGCTTACTCCATTTTTTATATTCTCTAAATGTCATCCAATATGTATGTGTTCTTACTTGTTCCATTACCATATATAGTATCATAATCTTTATATAGTTTGATTATAATGGTTGGCCCCAGTCACTAAATCGTGTTGGGAAACAATTACAGGAAGTGTCTTTTGTAGCTGATTCTAATCCACAAAATTCACATACATATTGAGGTGCATATTGTAACATTAATGTTAAATTACCATTGTCGTGTAATTGTTTCAATTCAGTATATCCTCCTATATGTTTTCCTAGAACAAAAATATTAGGGACAGTTCTCTGTTTTGTAATTTGGTTAAGTGCTTGTCCAATAATAGGTCCTTCGTTCATTTCATTTAATTCGATAATTTGTAATTTTATGGTATAATTAGTGTCAATAAGTTGTTTTGTTTTTATACAAAATGGACAAGTCGTTTTACTAAAAATAGTAATGGTTGATGGATCAATAAAAAAATCAAGCATAGTTGTCATTATAATAACATATATGATTTATGTTTAAGTATTTGAATTTATTTATTCGATTAAATATTTGCAGATGAATTAATTATTCACAAATTTATTTGGAATTCTCATCAGAAGTTTTTTTAATAAAGTGTTTGTTCATAAATCGCTGAATATTAAAATATGTTAGAACGGTGTCCTCTTCTGGATCTAGAAGATTTTTCAACTTATCGTCAGGATTAATTACACGTTTATTTTCAGTATTTCTTAATGATTTTTCATCAATATAACTACAAATAAATTTAGTTACTTCTGTTCTAGCAATACTAGTGCCTCGTTCTTTGCCCATAAAATCACATAGTTCTTCAGAAATAGGAGAGGCGGCAGCAAACCCAGAGGGCTTTCTATTCCCTTTAGCTTGTTTCTTAATGACCTCCTTTTTATGTTGTTTAATTTCACGTTTTACAGTCTTTTCAAGCGTTTTCATTTGAGTAGAAATAGCCGTAATTTGTGTTTTAAACTGACAAAGTGTACTTAAAATTGCAGTAAATTGATTATCAATAGGCGATGATGAATCTTCTGTATCAGTGTTTACTTGAACTACTTCATTTGTTGTCATTATACACTACATACTTGTAGTATCTTTAAATATATATTTAATTATGTATATAAGCAATCTAATAAATTTATAAAAATATAATATTTATAAATTTATGTATATCTATCTAATTTAGACAGATTTATCTAATAGATTAGAATCTTGAGTTGAAAGAACCCATTCTTCTTTAACACTATTATCACGAGGTCCTGAACCGTGAACACGAGGTTTAGATGGCGTATCTCCTCGATTGCGACGAGGAGGTGCAGCGGCTCTACTCTCATTACGAGTCTCACATAGAAGTTTACCACCCTTTACACCTCGAATATCGATGGCTTGATACTTATGAGATCCAGATTCTACATCAGACAATTTAAATTCAAGATATTCGCCCTGAACCAAATATCTATATTGCTCTTCGGTTACTTGGATTGTACTATGATGAGCAAAAATATCCATACCCTCTTTATCACTTCCAATTACAGTAATAAAACCATATCCAGCCTTGTTATTAAACCACTTTACACGCCCTTCATAAACCATGTCGTTTGTTGTTGGTGAATCAGTACTCATTATTATACAGTATATTCTTAAAATGTCTTTAACTAGATTTTAATTATATATTTTTTAGTATACACATTTGAAATTACTTAAATAAGAGGACTTTTCCAAGACCATCCTTGTAGATTTTGTAGTAATTGGTTCATATAATTAATTTCATCTTGCTGACTTCTGATGATTCTGTATGCAAAATAAATCATAAAGTCGTTATTTGTATGTGTCAATAGTGTTTTGCTCATATCAACAGCTACTTGATGATGTGGAATCATATGAAGAAGAAAATCTTTATCAGATAAATATTGGTCACACGGGTTAGGATTAGTAGGTTTATTCATATACATTTACATAACATTTTATAATTCAATACTTAACATATATTGATAAATTTATAAAAAATTGAAATCATATAAATAATACATTAATAATATAACAATAGAGCCATGGTTATTATCTGTAAAGATACATTTAAACAAGATGAGGTATTTCAAGAACATTTTGAAAAGTTTCCATTTCCATTAAGTGATTTTCAAAAATATGCTATAAAAGCTATTGTAGAAGGTGATCATATATTAGTCACTGCGCATACTGGTAGTGGAAAAACACTTCCTGCCGAATTTGCCATTGAACATTTTGTAGCACAGGGGAAAAAGGTTATTTATACGTCACCTATCAAAGCATTATCCAATCAAAAATTTTACGAGTTCACAAAGAAGTTTCCAAATATTTCATTTGGTATTCTAACAGGAGATATTAAATTCAACCCTGAAGCAGATGTATTAATTATGACAACCGAAATTTTAAGAAATACCTTACTTCAAAAAAGTATTGATACTACAAACGAAACTACAAATGTACCCCTCCAATTTGAAATGGATTTTCAAAATGAATTAGGAGCCGTTGTATTTGACGAAATCCATTACATCAATGATCTAGATCGGGGTAAGATTTGGGAAGAAACAATTATGTTATTGCCATCACACGTACAGTTTATTATGTTGTCTGCAACAATTGATAAATCGGAAGTCTTCGCGCAATGGATTGAAGATGTAAAAAAAACAGACACTATTAGTAAAACTGTTTATTTAGCTCCTACGACACATCGAGTTGTCCCATTAAAACATTACTTTTACACTACCATTCCTCAAGGACCGTTTAAAAATATTAAAGATAAGGAATTCATCAAATTTATTAATGAATTTCTACACAAACCAATTATTCTTAAGGATTCGTCTACCACATTTAACAGAGACAACTATAACAAGGTTAATAAACTGCTTAGCTATATTAATAAAAATAATGTCCATATTAAACCAGCATTTGTATTAAATGAATTAACAAAATATCTAAACCAAAATGATATGCTTCCAGCAATTTGTTTTGTATTTTCTAGAAAAATGGTTGAGAGATATGCTCAAAATATAAATATTTCACTATTTGAAGAAGATTCTACAATCCCATCTACTATCAAACGAGAATGTGAACAAATTTTAAGAAAACTGCCAAATTTTAAAGAATACATTAATTTACCTGAATTTGATACAATCACTCGTCTCTTGGAAAAAGGCGTTGCTATTCACCACTCTGGAATTATGCCCATATTCAGAGAGATGATTGAATTATTGTTCTCAAAAGGATATATTAAATTATTATTTGCTACTGAAACATTTGCTGTAGGTATTAATATGCCTACTAAAACTGTTATATTTACTGGATTTGATAAATTCAATGGTTCAAATATGCGTATGATTTATCCTCACGAATATACTCAAATGGCAGGAAGAGCAGGAAGAAGAGGTTTAGATACAATCGGTCATGTTGTTCATCTTAATAATATGTTTTCATTACCATATGTCAGTGATTATGAACAAATGGTTAATGGAAATCCACAAACATTACAGTCTAAATTCAATATTTCATATAATCTCATTTTGAACTTCTTACAATATAATAATAGCATTTTAGATTTTGCTACAAAGAGTATGTGTAGTGGCGAGATTCAAAAACGTATCACTGGGGTAACCGACCATATTGTCAATCTGAAAGACAAATATAAAACAACATGTGAAAACCCATTATATAGTCATATTATTTCAAACAAGGAAATATATGAAAAATATCTTAATCTGGTAGATAATATGAATAATAGTAAACAAAAGATAAGAAAACAAATACAAAGGGATATATCGAATATTCTAGACGGAGATAAGAATTTTAAGAAAAATCTTGAAAAATATAAATCTTTGATTAGTTCTACATTAGAAATTACAGAATGTGAAAAGGAGATTGAATCTTTAAAACAACATTTTCATTACGCAATTAATAATATGACATCTTTATTACACAATAATGACTTTCTTGTAGACGACGATAGTCCAGTTGATAAAAGTATATGTGCGACATATATTCAAGAAACACATTGTTTGGCATTTACCGACTTACTAGTTAAGCACAATTATTTTGAAAATTTCAACGCATATGAGATTGCTAGTATATTAAGTTGTTTCTCAAATATCAGAATAAAGGACGACGCTAGAATTCATAACACGCATAAATTAACAAATAATGACGATTTAAACAATGTATTATTGAATATAAAGAATATTTATGAGAATTATATTACAGAAGAACAAAGATTTGATGTCAATCCATCGAACTCACTTGACTATATATTTGAACTTGTAAATCCTATTCTAAATTGGTGTGAAAGTACAGATGAACAATCGTGTAAAGCAATTATACAAAAATGCGAACAAGATAATGAAATATTTACGGGTGAATTTATTAAAGCCATATTAAAAATAAATAACATGGTCAATGAGTTAAAAAATATTGCAGAATACACTGGAAATATTCAATTTCTACATAAATTAACTCAAATTCCAGAACTCACTTCGAAATTTATTGCTACGAATCAATCACTATATATTTGAAATGTTAGTACCATAACATAATATTACACAAGATGTAACCTAATTTTTTTTTTTAATGATGCTTCGTCGTGAAATAAGAATACCTTAAATTTATATTTTCCATAATCGTCCATATCAAATCTAGATGTTATTCTTGATACGGATTTTATCTTATCTAAATACACCATATATTGATATAAACCATCATTACGAACGATTTTATCAAATACATATCCATCATACTCTTGAGAACATATTTCAGGATTATTTGTACAGATTTCCAATAGAGTACAATCAGCCTGAATCTTTCGGATTGATCGCATTGTTGTATTAATATAATCCAAGTTAGAGGTCCATTTATAATAAAATTTTTCAAAGTTTTCAGAATAATTATATAGTTGAAGGTTTTTCTGTAGTTTTGCCATATTTAACAAATCAACCAATCGTCTAATAGGAGAGGTACAGTGAATATATGATTCTAATTCTAACATATCATGACATTTTTTATCGTCATATAAATCATATTGACCACTTGAACTGTTCCAAATTTTTATGAAGTTATTAACATTATCTGGAAGGGAATCGTTTGTCTCAGTCTTGTTATTGAAATTAACAGATCTATAAATTCCAGTATTATATTTAATTAGTTCAGTAGCTGTATAATAATTCATTAAAATCATCAAATATCCGACTACATCATGACTATTCTTTATAACCTTAATATATTTATATACTGTAGACAGTTCACTAACGGCATTCAACATCATTTTATAATTGATGTCCTTCACTAGTTGTTTACTATCATATTCATGATTTTTATAAACATTAATATATGTGTTCTCAAATGTATACCCGATAATTTCATTATTTACAACTGTAATATCAATTGCAAATGCTAATCTAACAACATTTTCACATAAACTACATACACAATTAGATAATGATAATGGCATCATTGGTCTTTTTCTGTCAGGTAAATAAATAGTTGAAATCCTTTCTGAAAAAGAACCCCATAAATCAAGTTCCTCCATCCATAAAGGTACATTTGCTATATAAATACTAATTTTATACGATTGGTCGCTATATTTGGCAATACTAAAGGCGTCATCGTAATCAGTTGTTTGTTTTGAATCAATACTAAATACTTGTTCGTTTGTTCGGTCTTGTAAATTATATTTTTCGATCATGGACGATATGAATTCTGGCTCTGTTTTCAGTTTTAACGCGTCGCTCGTAGCCTTATTAAAGTTTTGAATGGATGCATATAAACTCTTGCAATATAATTGATATTCGTAGTAATTAGATAAAATGTCTACATCACCTAACACACTTATGATGGTGCCTTGTGGGTGTTTTCCATCCCAATTATTATAACGAAATACAATATATTTATTATCTATATTTTTAGAGAAGCCTAACTTTAAAGCGTATGGAACTGTAAATGTAGGTAATCTTCTATCATCAGGAATACATTTATATATATATTTATCCTTATATTTGCCGTATGTTTTGCCACCACTTAATACCATAATACCTGGTATAGATGGCATAGACCTAACACTAGAATGAAGAATATTGACATTGTCGTTTTTCATTTCGAAAACATCACATGAAAACAATTTGTCGGTTGATGGATTAATGTCAATTTTATCTACCTCATTTAACGATAATGAATCATACAATGACCATTCTGTATATTCACGATTATCAATTAATATTTTATATGGTGTTTCCGTGTTCATTAAATAATATACTAATAGCAATATATTATTTAATATAATCAATTTTAAGTTTAGTTTCATAACAATTATATTATTCTTCTTTTTTTTCATTTTCAGAAGTATCCGCCTTTTCTGGTATATTATTCCCATCCAAATTTATTTTCTTCGCAATTTCTCTCTTAACGTTTTGATTTTGAAGCATACTTACCAACAAATGATTTGATATAGCAATATTATTCATATACGTATTGTATTTAAACACACATAGACTAGAATTTTCTGCATAATGAAAACTATACCACCAATACGCAGGTATATATATAATTTGTCCTTTTTTCAATTCGACTTCTAATGTTTTTAGTTTATCAAAGTCTGCTTTGAATTGACTCTGTGTATCCCACGGATTAACTGGAGAGAGAAATTCAAAATTATCATAGTCCTTGATTGTGTATAAGTATTTTGATGATTTGGGTGGAATTAATTTTATTTTAATACTTCCTTGTGAAACCATATAAAAATTTCTATAATTCAAATCGTATTTTAACGGAGTTTTTGTCTCACTAGATGAAAAATGTATATCGTAATTACAATTACATACCGAATATGGTCGCAGAAAATTATCATTATATCTCATTGTTTTTACCAACCCTGTTTCTTCTAAAAAATCTGCATTATTTTCACTTACGAACCGTTGTTCAGTATCCTTTCTAAATATCTCTCTAGTTGTATTAAGCGTAAGTGGTAAGTATAATTCACATACATCATCATATTCTTTTACATTTCTTACTTTTACATCAAATGCTCCATAATTTCTCTCTATAGAATCTATATTACAATCATTTAACAAACCATCTACATTATAATCAAATATGACTGGTTGCCTAATGTCACATATTTCTTCTAATTTTTCCTTAGACGGTTGCTCAATTTCATAAACTTCTAAATCATTACTAATTTTCAAATGAAAATTAATATGTATATAAATAAATAAAACGATGCAAAATATCAATATCGTAAATAGTGTTTTCATATTATTTTATTTTTATACAATAATTTCTCTCTTTTTACGATATTCAATCAACAGGTGGATTTTCAAGCTCGGTGCAGTTTGACTCTTCGTCTTCGTCCATTGGTGTAAATTCTCTAATTTCATTAGCGACTTCATTTATTATAACAGACTTTCCACTATCTGGAAAATCTGGACCAGTACTACCATCTACTATCATACTTGAATATATATTTTCATCACCATCACCTGTAATAATTTCTGTTTCATCAGAGTACCCGACAACATTTACAGAATTTATATCAGAATTTATATCAGAATTTATATCAGAATTTACATCAGTCTGTGTGAATGATAATGGTCCAGATAATTTAAGATTTTGAATTATATAATGTAGTGTTGTATTCAAACTATTAAGAGTAATTTGTTGAGATTCGTTCGTTTTTTGTAATAATTCAATTTCAGAAGATAATCTTTGATCATTATCATAAAATGCTTTCAAGTCCATAGTTGATTCAATTCTAGACATTACAATATCAGATAGAGTATTTATATCTAATTGTTGATTTTGATTTTCATCTCCTATAAGATTTGATGAATTAGATTTGTTCGAAACCATCTCCTTAATAGTCTCTTCCATAACTCTAATTTTAGCATTATGTTGTTGAAGCAATACAAAAGGGCTAGGTATACCATTTCCTCCATTGGGAGGATTCGGTGGTTGTTGTTGTTGTCGTTGTTGTTGTTGTTGTTGTGGTGGTTGTGATTGCCCACCAACTCTTCGTCTTCTTGCTGCGGCTAATGATGAACTTGAACTCATATTTAATTATAAATAACACTAAAAATGAGGAATCCTTTCGCAATTATTCCTAAATATTGTGAAAATATATTCATTATGATATAACCTTCCAATCTACAGGAAAATCACTTCTTATATCTACACATACTAATTTACATTCCAATTTTTTTTTCTTTCTCATATCCATTGGTTCTAAATGTTTTGGATACATTTCATATTGTATACTTGTATGTGGTTCTGAAGAAAAATCACATTTATATTTTTCACAAATTTTTTTATACAGTTTCCATTTGTTACATTTTCCACTGTATCCCCATGAACACATTTTATTAGTATCATGTGTGTAAAATGTGGAAAAGTAAAATTTGTGCAGTTTATTAAGATTGACATCGGCATCAGTTCCATTTTTCTTCACGAGTTCGTCATATAATTTCAAAGCTTCTTCCTTTTCCATAAAGCAACTCACCGTTACATGTCCAGTGTGTTCTGTTTTCAATTCATCTTTTTTGTAAATTAACCATATTCCATATCCATAACCCATTTTTATATATAACTATATTATTTTTAGTTATATTATATCCCTACAATATTGAAGGGAATTAATAATTAAAATATTTTATTTATATATATTATTCAAAAAAGAATAAATTAAACATATTTACATACTATACAGTATCATATCGTATATGACAATACAAACCAAAATGACACCGAGTGAAAAACAACAAATTTGGCGTATAAAACAAATACAGATTTTTTATGGTTCTGGTAGACCAATATATAAAATTACACAGGATAATCAATATGAACGAAGGAATTACGATTGTAAATATTATGCAGAATCTTACAAATTGTCAGATTTACACAATAAAAATTTCATAGCTATTAAAAATATTAAGCCCTCATTAACGCTTTAATTTGAGGATGATGTTGGTAATCATGAATTTTAAAATCTTCAATAACATAATCATTAATGTTTTAGTAAAAGACATAAAAATTTTTTATTACAATTATGTATCAATATGGATAAAGATGAAATTATTAAACAACTTCAAGAAGAAAACTCTTTACTCAAAAATGAATTAGAATCTACTCAAAATCATCTTAAAAAATATACTGCTCCTGCTAGGAATAGAAATAGATATAATCCAGATAAATCAAAAGAATATCAATCTAAAATTACTTCTGAAAAAAAGAAAGAATATGCCAGACAAGCTTATTTGAATAAAAAAGAAAAATTTAAAAAAGAACAAGAAAATGAAAATATTTAGGAGTTTTATATAAAATGCGTGTTTTTATATAAAAAATAAATCTTTAGTATATATAAATGAAAAAAATCATTGGCGTTTATAAAATCTCAAATAATTTGTGTCCCGAAGGAAAGTACTATATAGGATATTCGTGTCATATAAGAAGACGTTGGAATAATCATAAACGGGAGTTAAAAAATGGAAAACATATAAATATGTATTTACAAAGAGCATACATTAAATACGGAGCAGAATGTTTTACCTATGAAATTTTACATGAATGTGAAACTAAAGAAGAAGGACAAGAATATGAAACATCTTATTTACAAGACTTGACTATACGCGATAAATTATATAACACAGTTTATAAAAGTGTTGGGGGTGATACTATTACACATCACCCTAATAGAGAAGAAATTTTAAGAAAAAATAAAATATTACGACAACTACAAACAAGTTACCGTAAAGATGCTCCTATTGTAATAGATGGAATTAATTATACTGGGATTACAGAAGCAGGCAAAATATTAAATTTACCAATAAGAACTATAAATGGTAGGATATACTCATCAAGTCCAAAATTTATTAATTATCATTTTTTAGATGAAAAAAAACAGACAGAGGCACTAAATAAAGGACTTATTAGAATAGAAAATAGAAAGGAAAAACATAAAGAATTTTCTACTGGAAGAGGAGTACCAATATTAATAGACAATATTTATTATTCGTCTATGAGAGATGCTGCAAAAGTATTAAATATTGGTAAAGATGCAATATCAAAAAGAGTTAAATCTAAAAAATATCAAAATTACCAAATAACTAAATATGATGCTTATTATACAAAACCAAATTGCGTTACACCGATAATGGTGGATAAAAAATGTATGACTAGACAGGTAATAATAGATAATATTTATTATAAATCTCTTTCAGACGCAAGTAGAAAAATAGGAGTTAGTCATCATACTATAAAGAGCAGAATTTTATCACCTAATCCAATATTTGATAATTATTTTTATGCCGACACTATTCAAGACGAAGTTAAGCAACCATCTTTAGTTTTATAGGTGCGTGATGTTGATAATCATGAATCTTGAAATCTTCTAATACATAGTCATTAATGTTTTCTCTCTTGTTTAAAATTTCCAGTGTAGGAAATAGGTATGGAGTTCTTGAAATTTGCTCTTTCATATCGTCTAAATGTTCCGCATAGATATGACAATTTCCTCCATAATGAATAAATTCATGGGGTATTAAATCACAATGTTTTGCTAATAACATGGTAAGAAATGAATATGAAGCGATGTTAAATGGCAAACCACAACTTGTGTCAATACTGCGCTGGAACATACAACAACTTAACTTATTACCATCAACCACATTAAATTGAAATAAAACATGACAAGGGGGTAAACATCCTCCGTCCAATTGTTCTACATTCCATGCACTAATTACCATTCTTCGTGAGCTTCGTTGAGTTGGATCTTTTAAACAATCAATTACTTGTTGAAGTTGATCAACTCCTTTTCCCGTATAATCAGCATCACAACCCTTATATGGTGCATTCCAGAACCTCCAAGAGTATCCATAAAGATTTCCCACATCTCCTTCTTCGTAATGCTGTAAGCCTCTTGAATCTAAAAATTCACGGGTAGTATTCGCATCCCAAATATGAACTCCAACATCGTTTAATCGTTTATTTGAAGTATCTCCTCTAATAAACCATAATAGCTCTTTAAGGCAAGTTTTCCAAGCAGTTTTTTTAGTAGTAAGAATAGGAATCTTACCATTTTCCAAAGAGAAATGCATTGCTGAACCAACAGCAGTCTGTACGGCACCATTTCTGCCCTCTTCCAGAGTACCATCTTCCATTAAATCTTTTAGCAAATTAAGATATTGGTATTCTTCGTGGTATTTCTCTCCCTTGTCCCGATTTTTGTATTTATTTAGGTCAATTGCATGTTTAAGCATTATGAATTATTCACCATTCTTTATTTAAATATTTTTAATCTATTATTTAATAATTTAATTTCTTATTATAAATCATATGGATAGACTAGAAAAATCAAATAGCGATGGTGAAGGATTTGTAAAAACAGTATTTCCTTTTGATGATTCACAAAAGGAATCTTTATTAAATATAATTCAATATACATTATTAACGATAATTCCTATTGTAATTATTCTCAAATTGATTAAATCATACATGCCTGAAGCAGATGAAGATAATGGTAGTTTAGTAATATTCGTAGAAGTAATTGCTCAATTACTTGTTATGTTTTTTGCATTATATTTCATACATAGAATCGTAGCATATATTCCCACATACAGTGGAAAGGTTTATGAAGCATTCAGTATAACAACTACCATACCTGTCATTTTGCTATTAGCATTAACAATGCAATCTAAATTATCAGAAAAGGTACAAATTTTAATAGATAGATTAATGGATTTATATGAAGGACAAACATCCAATAAGAATACTAAACAATCCTCTCAAGGACAAGTTCGTGTAACACAACCTTTATCTCAACAATATTCTACCCAAGGACCTCCTCCACAAGCTGTATCCCCTATGCAAAATATAGCTGCTCCTCCTCCAGCACAAATGACAAATAATAAGAGCGGTACTAACGAATATTCTATACCTCAGACACCTAATTTTGATAGTATGTATAGTGGACCTGAAACACCACTAGTGAATGCTGCCAGTCCTGTCACTGAACCATTTGCCGCAAATGATTTCTTAGGAGGATCTTTTGGAACTCCATTTTAAATAATTAAATTTATATAATAATTTAATTATTTTAACTACATTACACAACTCATTTATTGTCTATAATCAGGTGCTTGAGGAACTCCCATTTTGCCAGAATCTATCGCTTTATTTACGTTTATTGTCTTCATATTAGGTGGATGATATTGTGACATCATAGATTTGCTGCGATCCATCATAGATTTGCTGCGATTCATCATAGAGTTGCCCATAGATTTGCCCATAGATTTGCTAGTGTTCATAGCAGACGATCCATAACCTTCTACTACTTTAGCAGCAACAAAGCTACTAGGATTACTATATTTTTGAGCATTATACATTTTACGAGTTCCTTGTTTCATAGTTTCTACGTGAGGAGCAGAAGCGATTTTAGCTTTAGCAACATTGTCAGTAACACCTTTAACTAATTTATCTGCGTGAGGGGCAGCAGATTTTTTAGCCGCTTCATAATGCTTATTTGCCTCAGAAGCACCTTTATTCATGCTGATTTTTAAGGAATCCATCATACCTCCTGCTTTTCTAGTTCTTCTTTTACCTCCTACTTTTCTTCTATAGGATTTTACCATTATATAAAGTTATTAGAATAAAAATAAATGAAATTACTAAATATTTACAAATAATCGTTCTTAATTTCATTACTTAAATATGTATTCTTTCCAATAGCACGAATTATTTTGTTCGTCTCTTTTTCATCACTTTCTATTTGAGTCATGGAATTGAATACTAGATTTGTCATCTTTGATTGTAAATTTTCATCTGTTCGCCATCCTTTATTTGCATCCTTCCACTTACATATCAAAGTCCGCTGCTTTAAAGACAAATCTTTTATCCCCTTGATTATATGTAGCAATTCATTATCCTTCTCCCATACATTATTGTCCTTAATATACATTGTTTTCCTAGAAGGGTCTGTACAATGTATAGGTCTTTCTAAAACATCCATATTATTTAATCCATTTGTAATCAATGTTGTAATACTTTTTGTTAATCCGTTTTCAATAGTATTGTCGTATGTTTCATTAGTAATGGGTAATGAGTGTATAAAATCAGTTAAATTCATAGCATTCTTACAATGTTCATTTAAAAACATGTTAATATTGAATTGATTATTTGTTGTTGTATTATGACTATTACTTGTAATATTATTGCCCTTAATATGCGGAAGTAATTCTACAAATGTTTTTTGTATATCTTGATTTTCCTTGAGCAATAATAGAACCAGGTCTTTAAAGTCACTTTCCTTCTCCTTAGATAATGTAGTTATTACATCAGTAGACATATTAGATTCATTATCTACATCATCAAGTGGCATTGTACACTTTAACTTATGGTTATATAGTGATAGTTTGTGTTTATATACCTTACTACAATATTCGCAGCAAAATAGAGCGGGGTTTTTGTTGGCTTTTTGGGGTAAAATCGGGCAAATTATGGGTTTTTTGTGTTTCAGTGTGGAAAGATGACGAGTGTAATCCCTTTTGTTGCTACAATTAAAGTCACATTTTGTACATATAAATTTCTGAGGGGTTTTTTGGGCTTTTGGGTAAAATATAATGTTATATTTATGTTTTTGTGTAGATATATGACGTCCATAATCTTTTTTATTGCTACATACAAAGTCACAAGTTTTACATATGAATTCTGGGGTATTTTTTAGGGTATTCATGTTGTATCAAAGTTATATAGAATATAATAATATATTACTTCTAAATATTGTTCATAAAATATAATTTATTTTTGTCATAACAATTCATTTCATTTTGAAATAAAAAGTACAGCTTTATGGTCTAAATGACATTTTCACTGTTTTTTCAATTCATAAACCAAAAAACAAAAACACACACAAGAAAACCGTGTGTAATTTTTGAAATTGAATAATGAAATTTGAAAATCGTAAAAATGTAAATATACTACATATATCTAAATACAACCTCTTTTTTTGGTAGTCACAAGTTCCCTTGATATGTAGTGAATCACTACATGGCACTACATGGGTGTTTTTTTATAAATAGTCCATGTAGTGAGGCGTTGCCTACATAAAAACGCATCCTCCTAATTCCCGAAAGTTAAAAAACAGGTTGTTCATTCGGCTAAATCGGGGGATAAAATTTTACCCATAAATTACCCCAGATTACCCCAAATATTATCCTCCCAAATATGGAATACGACATTTGAATACAGTAATTGCCATTTTAGGGGATATAAGATCATATGTAAATAATGATTGCAAAATATATAAAAATAAATTATTATTTTATATATGTCGGTTAAAGAAAATGCTCATTTAGTAAAGGCCCTAGATAATGAAAATAATGAAAGTATAATGAATTATAACAGTAGTATGATAAAATCCATAAAAAATGATTATTTACAAAAGCTAATTCTTTCTCGGGAAAAATTAAAGGACTATCATACTAAATTAAAAGGCTACAGATATGTAGACGATTTATCTGACATTCAATATGGCCGTTATATTAGATGGATTAATTTAAAAAATCCTGAAAAAATTGAACTTACAAGAGGTGGGATGATAATTGATATAAAAATTTTGAGTAATGGAATTCATGTAGTATGTAAGAATACATATAATCATCGATTTCAAATAAAAATAGACGAATGTTATATCTTTCAAAAATTAACAGATCAAGAAAAAATATTATTAATGGCACTTGATTATGTTCAGAAGTAGAAGTAAATATTACGAATTAATATTTTTTAGCCAACATCTCGTACAATTTATTTTCCGCACTATCACAAATGTAGGACTATTATCCTTAACAACCATTTGTATATCTACATTACTGAGATTACATCTTTTACAAATAATATTAAATCTCAATTGATTATATAACATTTTAATACCAGTTACAGTAGGTGACGTGTATAATGTTTCAAAGAATCCGCCTTTATGAGAAATATTTATTATTTTGCCTCTAATAAATAAATCTGATACGTTTGGGTCCATATACACATATTGTATATTGTTTTTACAAAATTTATTTTTTATTTAATATTTTTTTCCACGTGTTTATTTGTTGAATAGATTGATTATGAAGTGTTGGGTATTGTGTATTAGCATATTCCGTTGTAAATAGATTATCTTCAGCGTGTTTGAATACGCGGTGTTGAAAGAGAACTTCTGCATGATCGTACGCATCGGTGAAGGAATTCCCATTAACTTTCATGTCATAAATAATACATCTATCAAAATCATATGCAGATAATAAATCAGCCTCTCTAACAATATGATAAGCAGTTTGATAAATACCTAATTCTGGAAAACCGTATTTCTTAACCTTTGAATATGACATTGTCTGGATAATTTTCGTAATAACATCATTTTCAACAGGTGTAGTAATTAAATTGAGATGGTCTGTGATCGCTTTAATACCTTCAGTCTCGTCCATATATTTTTTGTCGCACATATCGTGTAATGCGGCTGATAGGTAAATTATATTTTTATGGGATTTAATATGAGGAGTCTTACACATTTCTTTCTCATAAATATTATGAGCATAATGTAGTACATTCATACTATGTGAAATATCGTGGGATTCATCTATCCTGTGCTTACTGGATGTTTGTAGAATAAACTTGAATACATCATTAAATAGTTTCATAGTCGTTGTTAATACTTGAAATATATTAAATAATATATATTTCAATTTTTATAAATAATTATGATTTATTGTATTTGTTTTCGCGCGGGTGGTTTAGATTTCATAGCCCGTTTCCGCGTTTTATTAAATTTAATTTTTTTATTATATTTTCTTAGTGTTTTAGTCGTACCTTTTTTTGAAACAAATTTTGAGGATTTTTTACATTTAAAGTTATAAAAATCAATGTTTCTATTTTTAAAAATAGTTTTTCTACAAATAGCAATTGCACCCTTTTCATTTATATTTGTATTAGTAACTTTTTTAATACATTTACATAATTTGCTGGACAATAAGTCTTCAGCTAATTGTTTATCTGATATATTTTTATTTGGTTGAATTTTATAATATTTAATAATTTTCTTATAATCATTAGAATTTAAATTCATGTTCAAAGTATATTTATTGGTTAGATTTTTAATACAAATATATTGTATATGACTAAAATTGATAATGCAACAAAGATTGTTGTATTTGATTTAGATGAAACATTAGGATATTTTACAGAATTTGGAATATTTTGTGATTGTTTAGATAGATATTTTAAAAAACAAACATATAGTAGTATAAATTTTAATAAGCTATTAGATTTATATCCAGAATTTTTACGCCCTAAAATTTTAAACATTCTAAATTACCTAAAAGAAAAAAAGAAAGAAAAAAAATGCTATAAAGTGATGATATATACAAATAATCAAGGGCCTAAATCATGGGCAAAAAGTATATCAGAATATTTTGATTATAAAACCGAATATAAAATATTTGACCAAATAATAGCAGCATTTAAGATAAGAGGTGAAAAAGTAGAATTAGGTAGAACTAGTTATGATAAAACCGTAGACGATCTATTTAGATGTACAAAATTACCAGAAGAGGTTGAAATATGTTTTATAGACGATTTATATCATAATGGTATGAATGACGAACATGTATACTATATAAATGTTAAACCATATCATCATAAATTAACTATTCATAATTTAATGCTTCGTTTTTTAAATTCATCGTTGGCTAAAAATATAAAAAACAAAACAGAATTTATTACTATCATTGAAAATGAATTTAAAAAATATCATTATAAAGTGAATGAAAAAACCAAAGAAGAACAAGATATAGATTCTATTGTAGGTAAAAAAATGTTTCAACATTTAAAAAGGTTTTTCTATGAAAATAATAACAAGACATTAAGTCGTAAGAAAAAGAACAACAAAAAAACATTAAAGAAAAAGCGATCATAAAATTTAAAATTTATTAATAATGTTGGCAGTAGCTATACTACGTCCGTACTGGCTGATAGTAGTAGTAGCTAATAAGAAGATTGCAGATGAGAATACAACTTTTCTATCAAATTCAGTAAACGAAGATTTTATAAATGGATTAAATCGGATAAGTAAAAATCCAATAACATAATATTTCATAACATTTTCCAACATATCTAAATATCTTGGATTATAATAATCAATTTGAAAAAAGGCAATTATGTAAAGTATATAGGATGTGTATAAAGCAACATTAAAAAACACCTGATGGTATTTAATGTCTGTCATATATATTATAGCAAGCTATTATTATTTGGATTGTCAATATTATACAGACTTAATGACCTAGCACTACAATCAGTAGCATTACAATACTTGGGCATCCAAAAATAGGGAACAATTTTATCCGTTTCTGGATAATGTGAGTTGAAAACTTCTCTATAATACAACTGTTCCTTAGTAGTGGGAGTATTGATCGAATACTTGGAAGATATTTCTTTGAATTCTTCGTCAGAATATTTACTATTAAGATTGTCTTGAATAATTTCATACCATGATCGTTCAGTGGAACTTACACCATCGCTGAATGCTTCCTTCTTTCTCCATAAAATATTTTGCGGCAACAATGTTGGATCCATATGATGAACTGCGCCGCGAATGAGATATTTTTCTATAGCATTAAAATTATTATGATTACGAACATGTGATGGAATTTGTAAATAATTTGATACGAATGATCTATCCAAAAAAGGTGTTCTAGCTTCAAGACCGTGACAAGCAATAGTTCTGTCACTTCTCAATACGTCAAAATGTTGAATATCGTTTAACAAACGTTTACATTCGTGATCGAATTCAATATTAGATGGACAGTTGTGGAAATATAAATAACCACCAGACACTTCGTCAGAACCATCACCATTAAAAATCACTTTGGCATCACTGTGTTTCGAAATATATTTAGCAACAAGATAATTACCGACACTAGCTCTAACAGTGGTTGTATCATAACTTTCAATATTATAAATTACTTCGGGAATAGTAGAAAAGAATTCTTGTTCAGTCAATATAATTTCAGTATGATTTGAATGAATATGATTGGATACTTCCTTGGCGTATTTAAGATCAGATCCACCAATCATTCCAATACTATATGTTTGTAGTTGTCCCGTTGGAATAAATTTAGCAACAAGTGATGTGATTAAACTACTATCTAAACCACCTGATAAAAGACACGCTAGATTTGTATCCATAGTAATAACTCGTTTTTTCACTGCATTTAATAAGTCATTATAAATTTGCGAGTAGTAACCATTCATATTAACTTCAGATGATAATGATATATGGTTCGAATTAATCGTATGATTGTAAATAAACGAATTATATTTATGAAGTGATTTATCGAAATGGACTACACCATCGTGGTGTAAATCAAATGACATGTATGATCCTGCATTAAAATTATAACATTCTGGTGTCAATTCGTTAATTTGTTTTAGAAGTGACGCACATACCAAATAACCGTCATATATACCATAATATAATGGTCTAACACCGTATGGGTCTCTTGCGATATATCCCTTTTTATTATTGGAATCATACAATACAAATGAGAAAACACCATCTAGATTTTGTAACGTGTATTCAATACCGTATCTTAAGTACATATGTAAAATGGCTTCACAATCAGAATTGGTGTTAGGTGTAATTTCAAGCTGAGAATAAATTTCCTTGTAGTTATAAATTTCCCCATTACATATTAGATATACCCCATCAGAAATGATTGGTTGGTTCGAAAAGCTGTCAAGTCCATTAATTGCTAATCGATGAAAACCAAAAATGATTTGTTCATTAATGGTAGTCAATATTGAATGTTCAGGACCTCTATTTTGTCCTTTAATAAAACTGTTATGGAGAATTGGTTTATCACGAATAAAATCAATACATGAATCAATATTCTTTATGAGAGCAAAAATTCCACACATGATAATATGGAAGGTAGATATAGCTTTAGGTAATTTATCAAAAATATTATATCATAATTATATATTAATGAATCCGAATACAATAAATAAAATGCATGGAGTAGTAAATGGTTATTTTAGATGTAATGAAGAAAGAGACGAAGAATTAAATAATAGAATTTCAAAAAGAAATATTCCTTCAACTAGTCTACAACCTCAATATAGTATAAGACCCGTAAATACAAAGTATGGATATATGCCAATATTAGACCAATATAAAGAACCTAAAACACCATTAAATACATACGCACCATATTCAACGACAAATACATTCAATCCTGGAAATGCTCAAGCTCCTTGGACTGGATTTTCAAACAATGTAAATGTGGAATCAACGTTAAGAAATCAATTTTTTGCATTACAAAAGTGTGAGCAATCTGAATTTGTACCATCTTCTGATAGTGATTTATATAAAACCAAAGTAGATTTTAAACCAATGGAACAAACACATCCATTGTTATTCAATAAACCAGAATTTGCACCATTTAATCCAAACACATTAAATATTGGAACTAATTTATTTAACAATCATACAAGATATGATATTAAAAATAGTGATTCGTGCTAATTACTAATAAATATTCATTGATATATGTAAATGGACATATCAATGAGTGAACTAGATAATATATCATTACAGTATTTTTCAAATAAAGGGCAATATGATCTATTAATGAAAAAGAACAATATGTCTATGGATAAAACATATTTAAGCGATAAAAAATTCTATAAAAAGAGAATATTAGATTTAACTAGAAAGGCATTTAGAAATGAAATCGAAGACAATCATGTAAAGTGTTCGTTTGATAATTATGTAATATCCTGTATTAATTATTTAAAATTTACAGACAAGAAGGAAATATATCAAGAACAATATGACAATATAATTCAACAGGAGGTTCTAGTTGAAAACGGTGATATATTAGATACTACATATGATGCTTGCGATTATTTAATGTGTAAACCAGAAGATGTAAAAACATTAAATTTAGATACATTTGTAAAAAGGAAAAAGGTTGTTACAAAGCCTATGGTGATGCCCAAAAAGCCAGAAATAAATATAAAAAAGCCTGAATATAAAACCAAGGGTATATTAAAAAAAAAGAAAAATATCACTAATAATTATGAAGACACAAAAGAAAAATAAGGCGCGCAAGCGAAGAACAAAAAATGTAAATAAAATAGGGAAAAAAACAACAAGCCAATTAAATTGTAGTCCTAATCCAGACAATAAAAATAAATCTTATACGTGTTATAGTGACAAATCATTATTAAAAATGAGACAATATTGGAATATTAGACATCCTCGTGATAAAATAAAGTCTGTTAATCCAACCGAAATATGGGAAAGTTTAAAAACGAATATGGCTAGTAGTTGTAAGCGGGAATCGTGTTGGTTACGAAGTAAATTCATGGAAGGGAAATTAGATAATGAATTAGTAAATTATACATTTGCACCAAATGCACCCAAAGACTGGAAAAAGAATCCTAATGAATGGTTAAGCAGTTTGGATATAGAATCAGTAATGAAGCAATATGAACAATATTACAAATGTTTTGAGTTTTTAGGACCATCGCCAATAGATTATGACCATCATAAGTTATATGGAGAATGTGTATGGGAAGAATTGTGTAATTTAAATATAAGCGATCAAATAAAACGCAATATAAATAAAATAGGAATTATATTAAATACTGATCCTCATCACAAGTCAGGCGAGCATTGGATTTCATTATTTATAAATATAAAAAGGAAGATAATTGTGTATTTTGATAGTAATGGAAATGCACCACCGAAACAAGTACAAAAACTAATGAATGAAATAAAAAATCAAGGCAAACAGTTAGGGGTGGATTTTACAATATATAAGAATAAAATAGAACATCAACAAACTCAATCAGAATGTGGAATGTATAGCTTATATTTTATAGTTGAAATGTTAAAAGATAAGGATTTAACATATTTTTTAGATAATAAAATTGACGATACTGAAGTATTTAAGTTAAGAAACAAATATTTCAATGTAATTTAAATATTAATCATTATCACTTATATAATGGACTATTTAAGTGATAAGAATAAGGAAATGTTATGGGGATTATTACAAGAAAGTAACGTGTTCACCGGTATACCTAGTGAGAAATTTCAAAAAATAAAATCAATATTTGATAATACAATGTATGAAATTAATAGACGCGGAGATAAAAATTTAATGGAAAAAAATAAAATGACCGTAGAAGATTTAATGAGTAAAATGAATATTGAAAAGAACACAGAAAGCAGTACAATGTCAAAATCCAAGATTCAGGTTGTATATAAATCAGAAGATTTAAAAGAGGAAAGAAATCAACAATTTAATGCAAAACTTGAAGAGCAGCAAACCGAATTGAATACATTAATTAATCCAAAAAAACCATCTTCAATAAATTTTGCGGATTCTACTGACGATGATGATAAACCAATAGGAAATGATATGGATAGATTAATTGCAGAGCGTATGGCAACGAGAGAGAGAGAATTAGATGTTCCAACATTGACTGAAGAAGGGGAGAAATGGTTAAGTAATAATAATTCTAATACAATAATAAAAAATATAGATGAGGAAGATAAGCGAGTGTCATTTAAAACAAATATATCTGAGGAAATAACTGAAGATAATATAAATACAGATGTATCATTAAAACCAACGCCAAATATACAAGAGTTATTTAAGAAAATAAAAAGGAAACCAACAATAGATATAGATATAGATATAGATCAGAGTAGTTTTTCGATAAAGGAAGAAATAGAACATTTAATAAGAAAACAAGACTCATTAATAGCAGAAAATATTGAAGTAAAAAAACGTTTAAATATATTATTAAATAAAATATAGTATTATAATAACAATATTAATGTCTAATCGGAAGAATAGTTTTGATAATAAAGATAGATGTAACAGTAAGGATTCCAGATCATGGAGTATTGGAAGTATTGGAAGTATTGGAAGTATTGGAAGTATTGGAAGTATTGGAAGTATTGGAAGTATTGAATCTATAAAAATGGATGATGAAGAAAAGAGACAAGATTCAGAAAAGAGACAAGATCAAGAACAGAAAAATTCTAATAGGCGACGAGTAAGAGAAATGAATATTGGTGATCATAATAGACGTAATTCACCTAATCCCATATATTGGAAATTATTATTAATAGATTTTTTGAAAAAAACAGAAAAACCAGAATAATCAACAGTAATAATTTATAAAAATATTATTTTATAAATTATTTAAACTTGAACAAATTTAACCTTTCCATCAGGTTTTTTTATTAGTCTACCGATTAATATAGGGTCTGTTCCATATTTAACTGCCTCATTATAACTTTCCAAATCATAAACCTCAAGTCTTGCCTTATACAGTGCGAATGATTTTTTAACACCATTAATAGGTATTTTGATTTCTTCTGCTTTCCAAGAAATTTTTTCCTTGTTTACTTGTGTAACTGTATCTGATTCTTCATTGGAAATAGACGGTTTGAATGAGTATGAGCTAGGACTTGCTTTTCCAAAAGTAAAGCATTTAACAGAGTCTTTTTGACCAGGCTTATTATATACAGCACAATCCATAGACGATTCCTTCACCGCAGTCAATATTTGTTTAGAGATTTCTTCTTTAATAGTAGATATTTCATATAATGCTTCATCACTAGAAACAGGTATGGCGTCGTTTAATTTACTTACATCCTTTAGTTTTAGTTCACGGGCATTTTCACCTTCTAATTGACTCTCTGTAAATTCCATCAAATATAAAAATACATTGACAGTTCTAAGTTCGGTTGGCAAGTTTTGATGACTACAAATTCTTCTAGCTCTACCAATAACTTGTTCAATTCTAACAGGATGCCAATATGGCTCCATAATATGAACATATCTGGTATTTTTCAACGAAATACCCTCAGCACCCGAAGCAGTAATCATTAGCACCTTTATAATTTCGCCATATAGATTATTTGTAGAAATGGACAATAAATCCGTTTTAATTGAATCAGGAATCTGATCCCAGTCACCGTTATAAATATTACGAATAATTTCCTTTTCTTCAGCATCTTCAGTACCTGTATATAGTGCGAATGTAGGTTTACCCTGGTCTGACTCGGGTATATTTAATGCCCATAAACCAGCATCATTCTTTTTTATTTTAAATTGAGTGAATCCATTTGCTTCAAGTATAAGTTTTAAAATACCGACACCTTCAATGGTTCTGAATTGTGTATAAATAAGATGAAGTCCTTTAAATTCAGGATCTTGTATATTTTCTAATGTAGCTAAAAATTTAGGACTTAATGTTTCAAGCCCTTTAGGTGATAAAAATTTAGCAGAATTATCTTTTAAAAATGTCAGACTATCATTGATTCGTTGATCATATGTTTCATCTTGGTCATTCTTAGCTTCAGATTCTAATAGTTCAATATCATCCGCACCATATAAACCATCTGGATTATTAATCTTATCTTTCACGGCAACAGCATCTAATATATCTTCATCCATAGATTCAGTTATACCATTCAATCCCTTATCTGAATTAGGGAATGGTCTAGGATTTTCACTTGGAAATACAAAATTACAAAATGCTCTGGAAAAAATACGGTATGTTGATACAGAATCTTTAAAAAGATCACCGTCTACACCAGGTTTTTTGGGTTTTTTATTCGATTTTTCAAGTTTTCTCTCTTCTATTCTGGCTTGTTCGTATATACCAAATTGATAATCACTCATCGGAAGTTTAATTACTTTAAAGTCTGTATCCTTATTGTATTCAGGCATTAGTTGTTCTTGAGCACTTTTGAAATATGAAGTTAAGCCGAGAATACGTCGTTTGAATAGTCCATCATTTTTGATTTGTTTTGTTGTAGAGTCAATGAAAAAATTTTGAAAAGAGTCAATATTATCAGGTAAGGCCTTGAAATTTTCTACTTGAATACTAGAAACACTAACTTCAATATTATTTTGTTTTAGAATAGCAGAAATAAGTCTCACAAAATCGTCATCAGATAAATTACCCTTACTTTTAACCTTGAAATTTGTAACACCTTTATATGTACCATCTTTATTGATGTTAATAAATCCAAAAGGATTTCTAGTGACAGTAAGTATTTTAGAAGAAGGTTTATAATCCATAAAATCCAATATTTGAAAATCCTTGAATATATTAATCATTTCATCCTTGTTAATTTTTTTAGCAGATTTAATATTTACTGGGAAAGACCATGTCTTAATATATCCACGTAAAATATTGAATAAAATAGAAATTTCATTTGGATAATTTATAATAGGTGTGCCTGTAAGCAGTACGATTTTACAATTTTCTGCACTCATTAAATATTCATACATTCTCATAGAAAGAGATTCAGGACGTTTAATCTTGTTTACAATTCGGCTGATGAGATTATGTGCTTCGTCAACAATAACTACTTTATTATCAAAAGGATTTATAGTATAATCTCTCGTCAAATCTTTTAAATGGCTATTTCTAAGCCCATTATAGTTAATAAATCTGTATTTGTTTGTAATCATTTCGTTAATTTGTAAGTCCAGACTTTTTTTTTGATCTGCTGATAATTCTCCAAAATTGGATGATTTCTTAACATTAACTAACCAAGCACCTCCATGTTTTTGAATATAATCTTTTGATAAACTTAAAACACTAGATAAAGTATTGATAATACCGTCATTGGGATTCTTTTTATCCCCAGTAGAAATAAATTCCCAGTATTGATTTGTCTTGTATATTAAATCACCACAAGATTTCAACTCTTGTAAATAATTCATTCTAAGTGAAGCAGGTGTCATTACAATAATTTGTTTATCCGTTTTCATACCCTCAGCAATAGCAATGGAACTACACGTTTTACCACTACCTAACCCGTGATATAATAATAATCCTCGATAAGGTGTGTATAAATTTAAATAATCTCTAACTACCTTTTGATGTGTCAATAATGAAAAGGCAGCATCCTTTGGTCTATCACATGATATAGTTGATTGTAATGATTCAAAATCTTCTTTGAATGGTTTAAAAAGCTTGTTAATAAAGTTAACAAATACTTCCCGATTGTTCATGTAGTAAGAATTTGCTCTATATAATACTTTTTTATCTTTAGTGGGTAATCTAGTAACTAATTTAGCATCACCTAATAATTGGTCCATGTCAATATCATCACTAATAACAGTCATATCGGGTTTTGTTGTTTTTCGTTTTACAGGTTCTTTTGACCCAATTGATTCTTTAGCCAATTTTGTCCCATCAGAAACCAGCTTTATTTTCTTTGAAATTTTCTTTGCCTTCTTAGCAGGTACAGTAATAGGTGTTGGTGCTCTTTCTTTAGGAATCTTCAAAGAAACATATGTATTAAGTTTTGTAATAAATACATCTCGATCAATTAAATTATCCTTTGTTTTATCAACTATTTTGGTTTGAATATCAACAGGTTCGTCTTGTATAGGTTGAGCAATTTTAACCATGATTTGTTCTATCTTCTTTGGATTTGGTTTAACTCTTAATTTTTCTAAAACACTCATAGACATCTATATTAAATAAATACATAAAAAAAGAATAATATACTTATTATTCTAACATTTTCAATGTTTGTTCACAAGCCATTTGTTCTGCCTTTCTTTTAATTTTATGAGTACCTTTACCAAGAAATACAAATATTTTTTGCTTTTCTTCCATAATATCTTGGATCTTTTTGAAAGAACCAATATGTGAGTAATTAATTGCACTTTCTTTAGAAACTTGGTGAATTTTTTGTCCTAAACACAGATAAACACCCATTTCATACCCGATGTCATCACTGTGATTAATTTCAATATAATGTGGAGTGTCCTTGAACTCTTTTTGAATCTTTACTTGTAAAATATTTTTATAATTATCATCATCTTGAATTAGTTTTACCCAATCCACATGCTTTTCAAACACACCCTCTACAAAAATTTGCGCCATTTGAAATCCAGGACCTGTTACAAAGACATTTTTAAACCACCCTTCATCGTCAGTCACTTCAATCTTATTAAAATCTAAAAACAAAGCACCAATAAATGATTCAAATAAACATCCTAGTTTTTTTAAATTTGTTCTTGTTTTCTTTTCCTCGGCATGTTTTGAAATAATATAAAATTTTTGTAAACCCATTTCTAATGCGAGTTTTCCAATGGCTTCATTCTTAACTAGTGCAATTTTTTTCTCTGTCATATATCCTTCGTTTTCTTTAGGGAAACGTCTATATAGATAATATTTTGTAATTAGTTCCAAAACACCATCACCTAAATACTCAAGTCGCTCATTCGATTTTGTGTGTAACGGAAGACAGTCTATGGGCTGTTCTGTAATAGTGATTTTTTCTTGAAGATTATAAAGATTAGGTCGTTTAGTATAAGATTTATGAATAAATGCTCGTTTATAAAGATTCATATTAGATATTTTTGCAGAAATACCATACCTCGTTAGAATAGATTGAACTTGGTTCAATGTAATCTCAATATTGTTTGAGTTATATGGATTAAAAACTAGTCCTTCGTCTGATTTTACAATATCATCATCATTCGATATTTTAAATTCTGTCATTATAGACTAATTATAGGATTAACATTTATGTATATTTAGAAAGTATACAATAAGTTAAAAAAAAAATATTTGCTGATTATATAATGCCAGTCGGATATATGCAAGGTAGCAAAAAAGCTAGAAGTACTCCTTCTATTGCGAACAACACTAAAATTTTTGGAATCATGGGTGGTTTAGCCCCTCGTGTTGGGTTAAGTGATCCTGCCGTATACAGACATCAACAAATTAAGGGTGGAAGAGGTCTCCCTCAATTAAACGGAAAGACTCCTGAGCAACAACAATATTACATGAAAGTAAATAATTTACTTTCAGTCAATCCTCTCTCATCTGGTGGTGTTGGCAAAAGAATGCTTATGATCCGTTAAATAACAAATACATATAATATATTATCTAATTGTATAATATATTATGCCTCAACGAAATGGATATAAAAGTCATCGCGGACGTTCAGCCGTCGCAAGAAGAACCGAATTTGGCGGTGCTAGTGGTACAAATGGAATTATGCCTTCCGTATATGTAATGACAACAACTGGTGAAAAAGTTAGAACTAGCTATTTTGGTGGACCTAAAAAGGGAGGTGCTGCCCCATCAGCTACTGGTTTTATGAGAGCCAATTCTACATCACAATCTAATCAACCTTCTGCTCCCGCACAAAGACCTAACTTCTTATTTAAATTTAGACAAAATTATGGCAAAGGTTATCCTGGTGCTGGCGGACCAATGCTTTAAATAAATATAAAAATAATCAATTAAACATAATTAATGTAGTATAATTAATCATGTTTATAAAAATAGATAATCGTGAAACAGACTTATTAACAACAATGAATTTATTGTTTAGAGAACATAGTCACACTATTAAATTAGAGAACTTAGCATTAGGTGATATTATTCTATATGACGATGACGAGAAGGAAAAACTTATTTTCGAGAGAAAATCTCTCTATGATTTAGCATCGAGTATAAAGGACGGGCGATATTCGGAACAATCGTATCGTTTAAACAACTATGATTGTCATAACCATAATGTTATTTATATCATAGAAGGCGATTTAGAGAGATATAATGCCCAAAAGGGAAGAATGGTCAAAAAAACACTATATTCAGCATTAATTACATTAAATTACTTTAAAGGCTTTTCAGTAATAAGAACAAAAAATGTAAATGAAACATGCGAATTAATTATTAATTATGCCGATAAATTGGGAAAAGAGCCGAAAAAGGTAAGTTTTTATGATGAAAATCGAGTGGAAAAGGAAGTAAATTATTGTGAAGTAATAAAAAAGCAAAAGAAGAATAATATTACAGAAGAAAATATCGGAGAAATAATGTTAAGTACTATTCCAAGTGTCAGTAATAAGAGTGCTATTGCTATTATGAAAAAATGTATTAGAATAAAATCTTTAATATCCGAGCTAGAAAATAATGATAAATATTTAGATGATGTTAAATTAGTATCCGCTAATGGACAAGAAAGAAAGATTAGTAAAAGTTGTATTGAAAATGTGAAAAAATTTCTATTAGCTTAGTATATAATATAATGAATACCGAAGATTTATACACATATATAGGATATGTAATGATATTAGTATTGGTTTATTTAATATGTAAGACCTTAATTCAAAAAAGAGAAAACAATATAGAAGGATTTATGGGAATGTTCAAAGATACTGGCGAAACCACAGGAGAAACAGACGACTCCAGTGATCCTCGTGTAAAAAGAATAGAGCAGAATGTAAAGGATATTGTAGATGAAACAAATAAAACAATTGAAACGATGAATCTATTGAAATATAGATCACATTGGGAGAATTTAATTGTAGCAATGGAAGATAGAATAAGCTCTGTTTCTTTACAATCATTGCCCGTTTTAGCAGAAATGATAAAGAAAGATCCAAATGATGGTAAGTTAGGAACTGTTATAGACAGATTAAATATTTTAAATAAATTCAGGGAAACTTTAAAGGATAATATGAGATACCTTGACGGATTAAAATAAATAATTATATTGAATATTTGTCAATTTAATTATTTAAGAGAGTTTGATATCAACTTCGTCGCCATTATAGTAACCCGCATCAATAGCTCCTTCGGTATAAGCACTGCCTCCCCAATTAACATCCATTGGATTTGTGCTTTTACCATTGCCTTCTTGTTCGTGAAACATTTTGTCTAAAGGAGTGTACTCACCTTCGTATAAATTTGATGGATCAAAACCAGGGTATGATTTTTGATTGTATGGATCATCATCACGACTTGCATCGATTAATTTAGTTTGAGGGGGAGTTTGAAGAGATAAAGGTAATGCTTGATCATCTGATCCATATGTTAATACGGGAGGTAAACCGCCTTGTGTATCAGTTGGACTGGGTCTAAATTTATAAACAGCTTTTCCTTGTGCGTCATAAGAATGTTGTAAAAATAATACAGGACACTTGATATTTTGACTTCTTTGCCAATCAACAAACTCAGTGTATTCTTCTAAATTATTAAACTTTACTGGATTAATGCCTGGTATTTTAGCCATTTTAGAATTATGTAAATATATTTCAGTGCCTTTTTGAATTAAAATATTGGGACAAGAGCTTTGGCTATTATCAAATCCTTCAATAACCTGTTCAGATGTATAACTAATTGAGAAATATAAACCTAATATAAAAACAATAATAATGAAAATAAGTTTTAACATATATATATTAAATTAGGATAAATAAATTTTCAAATATCTATCTTCGTTAAAATTATAATGTGGTAAAATTATATATGAAAATTTTATACGTAAATGGAACAAATGCGAAGAAATTTGATAAACAGGTAGATAATAATATTACATTTGCAAAATATTTTAGCCCTTCTTGTCCTGCGTGTATAGGTATGAAAGATGAATGGATTGACATGTGTAAGGATATAGACCAAAAATATAATACAGACTTGATATTGGCTGAGATTGATCCTGACGGTATGACAGGTTTAGAAAATACACATACGTATAACGACGTAGATTATGTTCCGCATATTGTAATATTAGAAAATGGCAAAAAAATAAAGGAGTATAATGGTCCTAAAACTAAGGATAATATGATAGAATTTTTATTACAAGGTGGATATTTACAACGCAAGATGAATGGTGGTTCTAAAAAATCTAAAAAATCTAAAAAATCTAAAAAAAAAAATCGAACATATAAAAAAGGGGGTATGCGAGGTGTTGAATCTGAGCGTAAGGCAAGATCGTCTAGATTTTCAGAAGACTTTAGTTTTGTAGAAGGTAAATATTGGTTAAAGCCATTTTTAACAGCACTAGTAGAGGAGTCACCACAGAATACACCCATAACCTGGGACGATGCTGAAATGTTTGCAATTCGTAAAGCAGATTTAGTATTAAGACCAACTGTAACAGGCTCAATAGTCACTGTAGATAATAAATTATCAAGCTATATTGATAAATGGAATGTTTGTCCGATAGTACAATCAACAAGTGATGATTGTAGATTAAGTGAAGGATTTGGAAATAAATGGGTTCCCAATGTAAGAAAATTCGATCCAAAATATAGACAACCAAAATATAAGCAGTTTTTAAAACTTGCCAAAGAAAGCTATATGTTTTTAGAATACTATCAAAAAATTAAAGAAATATTAAACACACCTTCTAGTGATTATACCAGATTTAGTACAGATGAAGAAGATCGTTCATTTATTATAAAATTAAGATCATCTAATGATATACAAACAAATCCATTAAAAGCGATATTATATTCATATGATTATGAAGAACCTGTAACATTAAATGACGTAAGAAATAACATGAAGACGACAAGAGATTTAATGGAACAAACTCATTTAGATATTGAAAAAAAATATAGGGGCGATCCACAGGGGAGACTAGCGCGAGGTGGAAGAAAAACCAGGCGTAAAAAAAATAGTAAATCTAAACGTCGTAAAACAAGAAAATAGAATATATTTATTGACATAAACAATTTAAATAGAATCTTTCAATAAATATTGGGGTGGGCGGATGGTCTAGTGGTATGATTCTCGCTTTGGGGGCGAGAGGTCGGGGGTTCGATTCCCTCTTCGCCCCGGTTAAACCAATTACTATTTATAATTTATATCTTAAATAGTAATATAATACAAATACCTTTTAATAAATATTATTAATGCTTATAATTAAAAATTGATAAATAATTAAACGCAAAATTATATTACATATAATTATTAAATGTCAGTAATGGATCAATCATTTCGCTTGTTAGATTTCAATATATACGATGAGATCACGGAAAAGGATACTTCGAGTGGAAGTGAAAGTGGTGAATACGACATTCGTCGTGATATGAAACGGTTTACTATCCAAATGTATGGAATTAATGAAACTGGCGAGACATTCTCATTGTTCGTCAGGGATTACAAACCATTCTTTTATATCAAAGTAGATGATAGTTGGGGAATGGAAAAGAAAATTGAATTCTTGAGTCATATTAAGAGTAAAATTGGCAAATATTATGAGAGTTCCATATGTGAATGTAAACTGATAAAGCGAAAAAAATTGTATGGTTTTGATGGAGGTAAAGAACATCGATTTATTCTATTGAAATTCAATAATACATCGTGTATGAATAAAGTGAAGAATTTATACTATAAGTATGGTGATAATGGAAGAAGGCTTATGGATAATGGATATACTTTTAATGAAACGAATACATATTTGTACGAAGCAAATATTCCACCCCTTTTAAGATATTTTCATATTAAAGAAATCAGTCCTTCTGGATGGATTAGTATTCCTTTAAAGAAGGCAATTAAAACTATGACAAAGAAAACTACTTGTAAATATGAATATGAGATTGAAAATAAATTTATCGTTTCGCTGAATAATAAAGAAACAATCGTTCCTTATAAAATATGTAGTTTTGATATTGAAGCAAGTAGTAGTCACGGTGATTTTCCCATTCCAAAGAAATCCTACAAGAAATTAGCGAATAGTATTATGGAGGAATCTGATGCCATTGATCATGATATTACAAAAAGTGAAGTAACCAAGGTAATTAAAACTGCGTTTGGGTTCGACGATATGGTTAATATTGATAAGGTATTTCCAAAATCAAAACCATCCATGTCGATGATAAATAAATTATTGACAACATTCTTTACAATTGATGTTCAAACTGTAAAAAGTAGCGATGGGGATGAAAATACCATTGAAAATATGTTTGAACGAATGAATAATATGGACGATGGTGACGATGGTGACTATGATGATAATAAAGGTCGTAGAAAGGCAAATGTAAACAGGGATAATATTATTGATATGATAAATGATAGTACTATTAAACGCGAAGACAAGGTAGATAAAATTACAGATATATTTAAGACAGTAGAATTTCCTGAATTGGAAGGTGATAAAGTGACATTTATTGGATCAACCTTTTTGCGATATGGTGAAGAAAAACCATATCTGAATAATTGTGTAGTATTAGATACTTGTAGCGATGTTAAAGAAATTGAAAATAGTGAAATAGAATCATATAAAACAGAACGGGAGCTTTTACTTGCGTGGAGAAATCTAATATTGAAAGAAGATCCAGATATTATTATTGGATATAACATATTTGGTTTTGATTACCAGTTTATTCATATTCGTTCGCGTGAAAATAATTGTGAAGAGGAATTTCTAAAATTATCTAGAAATATTGACGAGATTTGTGGTGATAAAGACAAGGAAACTGGAAACATCAAAATTGAAGAAAGCAAGATTGTGATTGCGAGTGGCGAGCACGAGTTGCGGTTTATTAAAATGAATGGTAGATTACAAGTGGATTTATATAATTATTTCCGTAGAGACTATAATTTGACATCATACAAGCTGGATCATGTGTCGGGATATTTCATTGGTGATGGTGTTAAAAAAGTAGAACCTGGTGACAAATCGACAAAAATATATAGTAAGAATTTGACTGGATTGGAAAATGGAAGTTATATTAATTTTGAAGAAACGAGTCATTCTAGCGATTATTATAAAGACGGTCAAAAATCAAAGGTATTCAATGTGAATAAAGTAGATGGGACTTTTGAAATCGAGGGCGTCGAGAGTCCAGATATGACCAAACAAGTCAAATGGGGTCTAGCCAAGGACGATGTAACTCCTCAAGACATTTTCCGAATGACAAATGAAGGTCCAAACGAGCGTGCAATTATTGCGAAATATTGTATTCAGGATTGTAACTTGGTTCATCATTTGATGAATAAAATCGATGTAATGACGGGTTATATCGAGATGTCTAAGATTTGTAGTGTTCCTATTAATTTCCTAGTAATGCGTGGTCAAGGCATCAAACTAACAAGTTATATTGCAAAGAAATGTCGTGAGAAGAAGACATTAATGCCTGTTTTGGAAAAACCCATGTTTGATGAGGGTTACGAAGGAGCCATTGTATTGGATCCAAAATGTGATTTATATCTAGACAATCCTGTCGCGTGTGTAGATTATAGTTCTCTATATCCGTCATCTATGATTAGTGAGAACTTATCTCACGATAGTAAGGTGTGGACAAGGGAATATAATTTGAAGGGCGATCAGATTAATGAAACTGGTGAAAAGGATTTAAGTGGAAATTTCATATACGATAATTTACCTAATTATGAATATGTAGATGTGACATATGATAGTTTTAAATGGATTAAAAAGCCTAGTGGTAAATCAGAAAAGGTTCATTGTGGAACGAAAACGTGTAGATTCGCACAATTTCCCGAAGGTCGTGGTATTATGCCGTCTATTCTAGAGGAACTACTTGCATCTAGAAAAGCAACTAGAAAAATGATTCCTCAACAAACCGACGAATTTATGAAAAATATTCTAGATAAAAGACAACTTAGTTATAAATTAACTGCGAATTCATTGTATGGTCAATGTGGTGCGAAAACAAGTACATTTTATGAAAAGGATGTTGCAGCATCTTGTACGGCAATCGGTCGCAAATTATTAACATATGGAAAACGTGTAATTGAAGAAACATATGGTGATTTAATTGTAGATACGAAAAATTATGGTAAGGTTCATTCAAACGCTGAATATGTGTATGGTGATACGGATTCAGTATTCTTTACATTCAATCTCAAGACTCTAGATGGAGAAGATATTCGAGGTAAAAAGGCGCTAGAAATTACAATTGACTTGGCGCAAGAAGCAGGTGAATTAGCGACGAAGTTTTTAAAGAAACCACATGATTTGGAATATGAAAAGACGTTCATGCCATTCTGTCTCCTATCGAAAAAGCGTTATGTTGGTATGTTATATGAAAAGGACCCGAATAAATGTAAAAGAAATAGTATGGGTATTGTATTGAAGCGTCGCGATAATGCTCCAATTGTCAAGGATGTTTATGGTGGGATTATTGATATTCTAATGAAGGAGAAGGATATTCAAAAAGCAGTAGAGTTTCTACAGAGTTGTCTTCAAGATATTATTGAGGAAAAATATCCAATGGAGAAATTAATTATTACAAAATCGTTGCGGTCTAATTATAAGAATCCCAAGCAAATTGCTCACAAAGTATTGGCTGATAGAATGGGTAAACGAGATTCTGGTAATAAGCCTAGTAGTGGCGACAGAATACCATTTGTATATATTGAATCGAAAAAGAAGAATGCGTTACAAGGTGATAAAATAGAGCATCCAGAGTATATTATTAAACACAATATTCGTCCAAATTATTCATTCTACATTACAAATCAAATTATGAAGCCAATTCAACAAGTGTTTGCATTAGTATTAGAGGATATTGATTCATTTAAAAGAAAAAAGAAAAATTTTCAAATGAAGGTAGATACATTAAGGCAGACGATTACCGATCCAGAAAAATTGAATAATAAAATATCGGATATGCGAAATAAAGAAGTAAAGGTATTATTGTTTGATAAATATCTACGCGTAACTGAGAATCAGAAAAATAATATGAAAAGCATTACTTCATTCTTTAGTTAGAGATTAATAGTTATAAAAATAATGGTTATAAAAATAATGGTTATAAAAATAATGGTTATAAAAATATTATTTTTTATAACTATTAAATATTTTTAATTATAATTTATATCTAGGTGTCGTCAGTATCATCGTCCTCTCTAGTTGAATTGTTTTCGCGAAAAATATCTTCCAATGATGTTGGTGTTGATGTAAGAGTAAATATATTATGCGGGGTTTGTATGGTGTATTCCAAATTTAAATCATGATTAGCTAGTTCGTTGAAAGAGACGTCACTATTCATTAACTGATTTGTGAATGTTTCAGATAGTTGGTTAGTAAATGTGGCAAAAAATCTTTCTAAATCTGGAACTGTTGTAGGAGCTGGAACCGTTGTAGGAGCTGGAACCGTTGTAGGAGCTGGAACCGTTGTAGGAGCTGGAACCGTTGTAGGAGCTGGAACCGTTGTAGGAGCTGGAACCGTTGTAGGATCGGTATTGAATCTAACATCATCATTATCATTTACATATTCATGTACATTAGCATTTTCATTTGTTTGGTGGATAGTTGATGTATTATATTCTCGTATATCATACCTACATAGAGGACATATAGTACTTCGTGAGAACCAACTCATTAAAGAATCATTCATGAAACAGTGACCACAATATTTAATACGTCTAATATTATGATTTTCTTCAAATGATGATTGAGTAATAGGACAAATAGTATTTTCTAATTCAGTTGAATAACTTATAATTTCTGTGGCATTTCTAATTTCTTGTTGAGTAGGTCTTACAATAACTGGTGTTAGATTATCGGTATTCATATTATTAAACAATGGAAATGAAAATGTTGATCCAGCTAGATGAGTAGATGTTCGAGGAGTAGATGTTCGAGGAGTAGATGTTCGAGGAGTAGATGTTCGATGAGTAGATGTTCGATGAGTAGATGTTCGAGGAGTAGATGTTCGAGGAGTAGATGTTCGAGGAGTAGATGCATTGGTCCTGCTGGCATTATTTGTTCTATTATAAAGTCTAGATCTACTATATTCGTCATTATTATATCTGCCGTACGTGTTAAACAAACTATTGCGATCATTATTTGATGTATGATCATTATTTGGTGTATGATCATTGTTTGATGTAGTAGGATTACTTGGTGTACGGGTATTGTTTGGAAATAAAATATTATATAACGATTCGTCTATAGTGTCTGCTAAATTATTATTTTGTACGTTACTACGTCTATCATATTCGTTAATAGTAGGTCTATTATGTACAAGTTCTCTAATTCCCTGTTCTATTTGCTGGATAGTATCCATTGTTTGACTATAGTTAAGTAATGTATTATTTAATAAAAGTGTGTAAATATCCAATAATCTGTTTTGTGTATTGTTATTAATGCGATCATTGTCGTCCATTATATAATATATTCGCACTTTATTTAAATATTTATTATATTAGTTTAAAAATTACATTACATTGTATATAATTATTAGTATGAGCAATGTCAAAGGATTAACAGGATTAGCAAATCTAGGAAATACATGTTTTATAAATTCGTGTATGCAAGTACTAAGTCATACATATGAATTAAATGATTTTTTAGACAAAGATCAAGGAAATTATAAAAACAAACTATCGGCGTATCGTGATAAACAATATATAATAGATTCGAAGTTATTAGTGGAGTGGGATAAATTAAGAAAATTAATGTGGGAGGAAAATAGGATCATATCGCCAGGTGGGTTCTTAAAAGCAATACAATATGTAGCAAAGAAGAAAGATCGTGATATTTTTACAGGGTATGCGCAAAATGATTTACCAGAGTTTTTATTGTTTATAATCGACACATTTCATAATGGAATGAGGCGAGAAGTGGATATGGTAATAAATGGGAATGTAAAAAATAAAACAGATAAAATGGCAATAAAATGTTTTGAAATGATGAAAAATATGTATAGTAAGGAGTATTCAGAATTTTTAGATATATTTTATGGAATTCACGTATCAATAATCGAAAATAAGGAAAAGATTATGAGTGTAAAACCAGAGCCATATTTTATTATAGATATTCCAATTAATATGGATAAACCATCGTGTAGTATATTAGATTGTTTCGATAAATATTGTAGCGATGAAACGTTAGAAGGTGATAATGGATGGATAAATGAAAAGACAAAGGAACGAGAGACAGTAACAAAAAAAATAAAGTTCTGGAGTTTACCTAAGATAATGGTATTAGATTTGAAAAGATTTACATATGACGGGAAGAAAATCCAGAGACCAGTTGATTTAGAGTTAGATGATTTAGATTTAAGTAAGTATGTATCTGGATATGATAAAACATCGTACAAATACGAACTATATGGGGTATGTAATCATAGTGGTGGAACACTGGGTGGTCACTACACAGCAACGATAAAGGTTAAAAGTGGCGATTGGTATTTATTTAATGATACAAATGTTTCAAAAATAAATTTTGATGGATTAAATAATACATCAGGTTATTGTCTCTTCTATAGAAAAAAAATAAAGAATTAATATATATAATATAATGAATTTGTCATATGACTCTATATTAGGAATACCAACAGTTCAGTTAGATGGAAACAATAATAATACATCTAATTCGGGATCGAATTTAGGTATGTCATCCGTATTGTTCTTAGCATTGATAATATTAATGTTTATTGTATTATTTTCTAGTTTAGGAAAAAAAGGTGAAACTATTGGTGCTGGTGAAACTGGCGGCAATGGTTCTACAAAATTATTAACAATAATAATGGGTGGTGTATTGATTGTGGTAGTAGTATTAAACGGATTACAATATTTTTATAATATAAATTTAACAGCTCGTTTAGATAATATATTTACAGATACACCTTCAATTGATTTAACAGTTCAACAACAAAATAGTGGACCTGATGAAATTGCACCTGTTCCTGAAATAAAGTTAAAGGAACAAGTATTCCATGTTCCTGGAAATAAATATACATATGATGATGCTGGTGCTATGTGTAAAGCATATGGTGGTCGTTTAGCAACATACAGTGAAGTAGAGAATTCATATAAGAATGGTGCTGAATGGTGTAGTTATGGTTGGTCTGATAGACAATTGGCATTATTTCCTACACAAAAGGATACATGGAACTATTTACAAAATGTAGAAGGTCATGAAAATGATTGTGGGCGTGCCGGTATAAATGGTGGATATATAGCAAATGCTAATGTTAGATTTGGTGTAAATTGTTATGGTTATAAACCGAAGATTACACAAGAAGAAAAGGATGCTATGAATTCTACACCACTTTATCCTAGAACATTAAAGGATGTTAAAGAAGAAAAGTTAGTAGACTATTGGAGACGAAAGATTCCAGAAATATTGGTCTCGCCATTCAATAAAAATGTTTGGAGTTTAATTTAAATAATTTTATATAATTACAATTTGTAATAATATAAAGTGCTTCTAAGTGGGTTAGATAATTTATTTTCTCTTTCTAGACATTTTACGTTTATTTTCTCTCTTTCGTCTAGTTTTAATAGAATGTTTTGGTTGGCTACTAGGATCGAGTAATGATAATAAACTATCGTATACAGACTCTTCTATAATTTCAGGATTATTTTCATATTTAATTAAATGATTTTTTTGTATTTTTTTTTGCGTATAAAATAATCCGGCAGGGACTGCTAGATCTTTCAATGTAGATAAAATACTCGCGCCCCCTCTTTGAGTATCGTGTGATGAACCACCGTATAGAGTATCTTTTAATAAGTCAGAATGTATTGTGAATCCAGCTCCAGTTAAATCACCATTTTTATTATTCATAAATACAAAATCATTATCAAAATCTAAATCTAACATGTCACTCATATACATATTGCGAACATAAATTAATTATTATAAAACCGCTTAATATCTGGAACATACTTAACATCTCTTTTTTGTTTAATATATTCCATAATTTGTGTGACTTTTTCTTCGTCATTAATAATGTCACTCAAACATGTTTCTAAAAAACCTAAAGTTAAAGGAGCAGTTTGCTTATTTTGAGCGAATTTAAGTCTACCGTCAGAAATTTTAATAGTAGATGAGGAGAGATTATTGTCATCAACAAAATCAAATATACCGTTAGATAATTCGTTTCGCTGATTTCTGAGTTCTTTAGTTTTTTCATTTAAAGTTTTGAGTTGGGAATCTAATTGAACCCAATGTTTTACGTTTTCTTGAAAGCTTTCCATTATATAAGATGGATTTATATATCTAAATATTTTTAAACATATATAAATTCAGTGTTTAACGTCTTTTTTTATAAGAAAATTTTTTTCCGCGTTTAACTCTTCCACTGGATCTTTGTTGAGCAGCTAAAAGACCAAATGGTACAATGGCTTGTTTAACTAAACCAAATATACCACCTCGTTTGCCTCTTTTACCACCAGCTTGACATCCGCATCCGCCAGCTTTTCTAGAGCGTCTAGAGCGTTTAGCAGAACGAGAACGCTTAGCAGAACGAGAACGCTTAGCAGAACGAGAACGCTTAACAGAACGAGAACGCTTAGCAGAACGAGATTTTTTTCCACCAGACATAGGAGTAGGCCAACCCTTAGCGGCGACTTGACATCCTACATATTGAGCACCATCGGTATACGAGCATCCAGAAGAAGCAACAGAATCTGTATTAGGTGAAGACATTATATACTAAATAAATATTTTTAAATTTATAAATATTTATGAAAAATATGAAGTGACTATTTAACGACGTGATTTTCTAGACTTACTAGACTTTCTAGAGTTTTTGAATTTTCTAGATTTTCCCATGTATTTTTTGTTTCGGCGACGTTGAGTTCTTTTTTGTAAAGTGTAAAGTCCAAAAGGGACTAAAGCTTCACGGATGATATGTGTAAAACCCATACCACCTTTTAATCCACATGAAGAACCAGCCTTTTTAGAACGTCTTCTGTAATTCTTTCTTTTCTTACCACCGGTCAAAGAATTAGATACTGAACCAGGTACAGATGAAGAATGTTGTTGTTGGTGTACATATGGATGTACAGATCTTAGATTACTTCCAGTCATAATATATTATGTGTTTAGATTATTATTTCATTTGGAATATTTTTAAATTATTACGCAAAAGTAAATAGAAAATGCCTAAAATTAGTAAAAAACTAATTATTACAAAAATCAATGACAAATAAATATATGGATAAATTTCTTGGACTATCAAACTAACTAGCGGTTTAAATAATTCTTTGACTTCGTGTTTAACGTCATCTCTTGCTAATATATTTAGACATTGTTCTATTATTTGATTCTTCATAAATTATTATGTTAAAATAATTATCAATATTTAGCGTGTTATAATTAAATATAAAAAATCTTATTTTTTGTATAATGGAACAAGAAATACATTTTGCGAATAAAGATTTTGATTTCTCAAATATTACTATTTCACAACCTGTAGCCGTACAAGGGGGTGCTTATTTTACAAAAATAAGATGCAATAATAATCCGCTATATATCCAAACTCTTAAATGTTTAACAAAACAAGGATTAAATGAAACAAATAAAAAGGCATATATAGATTTAAAATTTACAAACGAAGATGATGAAATTATAGAATGGTTTGAAACATTAGAGACTAAGTTAATAGAATTAATTTATTCAAAGAAAGAATTATGGTTTCAAAATGAGATGGATAAAAGTGATATTGAAAATAGTTTTAATCCAATTACTAGAGCATTTAAGGGCGGTAAATTTCATTTAGTTAGAGTAAATATACCTAAAAATAAAACAATAAATTCAAAGTATTTTTGCACCATGTATGATGAAACTGAAACAATGATTCCAATTCAAGAACTTAGTGATTCAGACCAAATTATACCTATACTCGAGGTTCAGGGGATTAAATTTTCAGCTAGAAGTTTTCAAGTGGAAGTTGTTGGGAAACAAATTATGTTGTTAAATAACAAGCCAATTTTCAATTCTTGCTTAATAAAAAAAAATAATATAGAAAAACCAAAAGATTTAGTAGAAGACACTCAGGTAATTAATAGTTCTCTTGAGAATCATACAGAATCTTTAGAAGAAGTTGATGAATCAGAAATTGATAATACTATAAACAAAAATATCAGTTCTGAAGAAGAATTAAATGAGAATATACCGTCACGTCCTGACTCATTAGAGGCCATAAAGGAATCGCAACTAGAAACTCAATTGGAAGTACATCAATTAGAAAATGACAATATAATTAATGAATTACTAGATGATGTTAATGATGATGTTAATGATGATGTTAATGATGATGTTAATGATTATGTTAATAGTGATGATGATGTTGGTAACGATATACTTACTGATGTAATAACTGATATAGCCAACAATTCTGATATTGATAGTATGTCAAATGTTACACATACCAAAGAATCAAATTATTTAGAAGAAGTGTCAAATAATATTACAATTAATGATTTAACTAAAAAAACAATTAGGTTAAAAAAACCAAACGAAGTATATTATGAAATATATAAAATTACAAAGGAGAAGGCAAATCAACATAAAAAGGCAGCTATAGCTCATTATTTAGAAGCAAAAAAAATTAAGAATAGCTACCTTTTAGAAGATATGGATCATAGCGACGATTCATCTGACGATGAAATTTACAAGGATGATACATATAAATTAAAGGAAGAGATAAATGATTTAGTTGAAGAGTTGTGATAGTTTAGTAAATATTAAAAGAAGAATTATAATTGAATTTGTTTTAATTCTATAAAAATATTTTATCCTTTATTTTATATAGATGACTGACTTTATGAAATCACTCAAGAAGCTTAAAATTGAGCACGTTGTACTTTTTGTTGTTGGAGCCTTATTTCTATGGTTCCTTATGAATTCTTACAATACATCAAAAAATTCTGATTCGGAACAAATGAGCTCTAGAAGAACCCAAGAAATGTACAGTGAATCTGTAAATCAACAAGGTCCTGCCCAAGGTGTTCAACCATCTCAACCTTTAGGTCAGAATGAAACATATGCTTCTGCTACTGGTATGTCTACTTCTAATCAAGGATTACCTCCTTCATGCTCCAAAGAGCCTGTTGCTGATCCTTCTGAACTTTTACCTAAGGACACAAATAGTCAATGGGCTCAACTTAATCCCTCTGGATCAGGAGACTTAGAAAATGTAAATCTTCTTCGTTCTGGTTACCATATGGGTATTGATACAGTAGGAAATTCTTTAAGAAATGCCAATTTACAACTTCGTTCTGAACCTGCCAATCCTCAAGTAAATATTGGCCCTTGGAATAATACTACCATTTCTCCTGACACCATGAGAGTTCCTCTTGAAATCGGACAAGGTGGACAATAAATTAATAAATTAATGTAATTTATATTATAATAATTTATTATAGAAGATGAAGTTAAAAATGAATATGTTTGGATTAATATTGCTGTTATTTATTGTTTTAGCTGGATTAAAAATATATTACGAATCAGATGTATTTAATTTAAGATGTATTGTATCTGGTGTAGATGGTAAGAAATATTGTGTAAGAGAACGACGAAATATAGTAAAGGCATCTAATCTTTTAGCTAATGCAACTGATAAAATGCAACAATTGGTTGAAAATATGGGGAAAAAATATCCTGAACGTGATAATGTAAAACGTTTGGTTGAAAATTTCAATCCAACTACTATTAAAGAGACATTACCTACAAGTGAATATACAGCATATAGTGAAAACAAGGGAGAAAAGATGGCATTTTGTTTGAATAAAAAAAAGGGAGATAATGATAATCTAATCGACCAAAATACATTAACATTTGTAGCGATTCATGAATTATCTCATATAATGAGCGCTACGGTAGGTCATAATGATGAATTTTGGAATAATTTCAAATATTTATTAGATAATGCAGTTGAAATGGGTATTTATAAACCAGTCGACTATAAAAAAGATCCTGAAGGATATTGTGGAATGGATATAACTGATAATCCGTATTATGATTTATAGTATACCTTTTTATTATTAAGCATAATATATATATAAAATAATATTTAGATTTTATATATAAATGAGCGACGTTATTAAAATATATCAACAAAAAGGTATTGGATTTGTTGATAAAATAACTGTATTTTTTGGCGATTCATATGATGATACTGTTAATACATTATTTTTAGATGAACCAGAAAATGAAATATTTAAAGATATATTTAGTGAATCTGAATTAAAATTTATAGCCGAACAAAAAGTAGAAGTTGCATTTACTAATCAGAGAATTTATTTAGATGACTCAATTGAAACTGTTAAAAAGAAAATAATTATTGAAAATGCAAACAGCATTTCATTTGATGAAATATATTTATATACAAAACATATTCAGGCACTTAATAATACGACCATTTATGAAAGTTTAACTCAAAAAGGAAAAATGACAATAACGCAAGATATATTAATGCAGTTTTTATCCAATATAAAGGATTTTGATATTAGACAATTACCAATTAAAGAAACATACGATTTTAATGATATAATTGCTTTAAACTTAATATCTAAAAAACAAATTACAGATATTCCATTGGGTCAGTATATTATTACATCTGATAATTTATATAGTTATACCATAAATCCATATAGAGTTATTAACTATAGTCGCATTTTACAAACGCATGCGGAATCAATTATAACTACATCAAATAAAGAATTGTTATTATCATATGGATTCATCTTTGAAAATTCTATTTTTTTATGTAAAGCCCAAGATGTATTACAAAATGCTATAGATAATGGAATATCTGAAAAAACAACTACACAAATATACTATCCATTCTTAAATGAAAAAGATATTTATGATAAAGTCACTTTAAATAAAAGTCAATTGGAATTGATAGAATCCAATAAACAATTATTAAATTCTAAATTTAATAAACACGTTGATAATATTAATTTATTCCACGATATTTATACTACCAGAAAACAAGAATTAAAATATATTGAACAAGGGATTCGTACACTTGAATTTATGATGTTTCAAAATTATGAATTCACTATTCCACTAGACACCGTATTTAAATTGATCCATGCTACTAAGAAATGTCCGTTCATTAAATTTAATCCTTCAAACAAGAAAGAAAATATTTATAGATTGTATTGTGATAAAACTTCCAAAAATGGAAAGAAAATTCCATATTTATCGAAAGCAAAAATATTGAAACTGATTAAAAGCATAACCATGTCAAAACGTGTTACTTGTTATATAGAACACGTAGACGAAGACGGAACTATAATTCCTATTATTCTTGGTTTCGATTCAGGTGCCAACATTTATGTATCTATTGAATTTAAGCAAACAAAGTCAATACCATCAATTGAAAATATTTTAAAGGAGTCAATCAATCCATTTATTGAAATAATTCGAAATTACTTGATTACAAGTGGTTATTCTATGAACCTATTTTCTAATTTATATGATAAAAATGTAGATATTATAGGTATTACATATAATGCCTATATATCAATTGAAAAAAATATTAATATTGATAATTTATTGGGATGTGTATCAAGTGTATTTAATGTTGTTATTGGAGAATTAAAAAAAGGAATCATTATGAGGTATAAAAGAGTAGCAAATTTTAATGAAATGGATAGTATAGATGCATTTATGGTTGAATTATTAAATAGAGGAAATGATGATGAAAATATTGTAAAATCAATTATGGATAATTTCCAAATGAGTGAAATTGATGCTCAATTAAAATTAGCTGAATTAAGTAACAATGTACAAGTAATACAAAATCTAGGAAATAGACTTAAATTAAAAATTAAAAATAATCCTGGATTTTTAACAAAAATAACTCAAGATCAGTATAAACAAAATATTATGATAGAGATGGAAAACATCAACAGTATTTTTTATATGAATGTAATTCCTATTTATATAGATTCTATTATTCGTATTACACAAGATCCAGAAAGTATTAGCATAGATCTCTCTACTATTGATTCTTTATGTAAAACTAAACATATAGACGATATGACATACAAAGATGAAATTATAGCGGACTCTGAAAAACCAATTACACAAAATATACCTGTCGCATTTGTAGCTGAGGATTTGAAATTTGGCGAAGATGTTGAAAAAATACCACAAATGGATAAATCTGTAAATGTAATGGATTTTTTGTTTGATGATGATTCAGAGGAAGAATATGATGAAGGTATAGATGTTGATATTGGTGATGAATTCGTTGGTGGTATTAATTCGAGTGAAGATGGTGTAGATATAGACTTAGATAGTGATGAAGAAGATGGTGTAGATATAGACTTAGATAGTGATGAAGAAGATATAGACTTAGATAGTGATGAAGAAGATGGTGTAGATATAGACTTAGATAGTGATGAAGAAGATATAGAATTAGCTAGTGATGAAGAAGATATAGAATTAGCTAGTGATGAAGAAGATATAGAATTAGCTAGTGATGAAGAAGATATAGAATTAGCTAGTGATGAAGAAG